TGGTTCATCGGCTGGAGGCATTTCGGGATCAGGTGCGCGACTTCCGACCGAACGGCGTCGCGTGTATCGCCTGCCTTGAATGCGCCGTGCTCGCGCACGACGAGGAACTTTTCGGTCTTGCTCATGGTGTTCTCCTTCGGCTCATAGAGCGGGCGACCGAAGCCGCCCGCCTTGATCAGCCGAAGTCAGGCCGAAAGGGCCGCGTCGAAATCGCCGTAGATGAACGACTCCGGACGCTTCACGGCGAGCGCCAAGCGCTCCTCGGCGAGCAGCGTCACCATGTTCTTGGTGAAGTCGTCGTTCTCGTAGCCGGCCTCGACGCGCGAATCCCACTGGTCGTAGATCGTCGCGCCCAGCTTGAACGCGCCGGTCAGGAACTTGCGGTAGGTCATCGCCTGGGTTGCGACCACCGGCAGTCGCCACAGCGAAGGCGACACGCCCCCCTGCGGATTGCCGATAATGTAGCGGCCGATCGAATCCTTGGAGAGTTCGATTTCGGTCCAGTCGATCGGGTTCAGGACATGGCCGGTCGCCGGATACTCCGCGAGAGCCGCCTGAAGCATCGCAAGGCGCAGCACGTCGATGATCGTCAGGTCGGCGACGTTCACGCTCGGCGGCGAATAGGCCGTGGCCTGCGGGATGATGCCGTGCAGGTTCTGGCCGGTATTGTCGCCGTTGAGGATTTGCGCCTCCTCCACCAGCTTCAGCCCGTAGATCAGCTCGTTGTCGATGTCGGAGCGCAGGCGCGGCACGTCCGAAAGGATCTGTCGCGACGCCTTCATGAAGTGCGCAATGACCTTCGTGGACGTCGTCTCCAGCTTATACTGGAGGTCGGACTGCGGCTTCTTCACACCTTCGGCGGTCGGCGCCGCGCTGTTGGTGAAGCCCGTCTTCTTCACATACTCGATCGCCGAGGTCGTGGTGCGGCTGTTGGTGAGCAGATCGCGAACCGTCAGCGTGCGCTTCGGCGTATCGACCACCTCGGGATCGCGATAGGTTGCGATGGCCGGGCCGGCCGATCCGGGTGCGTCCGTGACCAGAGACGTGATGTTGGCCTTGATCTGCAAGTCAGCCTTGCCTGTGCGCGAGAAGTTCGATTCCGCGAACAACTTGTAGCCATCAGCCTCGACGAACTGCTCGCCGACCGACTTGACCTTTTCCGGCTCGCCGCCGCCTTTGCGCGCAGCCTTCTGCTCAAGGTCGGTGACCTGAGCCATCAGCTCGTTCATCTTGGTCAGGCCTTCGTCAGCCTTTTCCTTGAGCGCCGTGGTCAGGGTCTCGCCGGCCTTCGACTTGCCGAGCGCCTCTTCGGCGATGGCCTTCACGCTGTCGATCGCCTTCTGGAAATCGCCCTTCACCTGTTCGGCAAGCTGCTCGACGGTGAACGAGCCGCCTTCATTCGGCTTTTCGAACGCGATGCGCGGGCCGAACGGAAGGCAAGCGATGCGGGCGATGCCGCCGGCGCCGACAACCGCCGCAAGCGGTGCCAGATTTGCAAGCCCGCCAGCGGCGAGCATATCGACCGCGGCATTCGCGCCGGTCGCAGTGAGGATGCCTACGGCAGCGATCATCGCCACCGCCATAAGAGCAGTGATCTTCATCTCAGTGATCCTTGTTTTGGGACGGGCGATCAGCCCGCGTTACGGAGAGCTTCTAGGAAGCGGACAGTGTCGTTCGCCGTCGCCTCGGGCTCCCCCCGAAGATGTGGCGCTGCCTTGCCGGCGATGGCCGCTGCAAGGCTTTTCGAAAAACCTCCTGCATCCCGCAGGAAGTCCTCAAATTCACGGACAGTCGGCAGATTGCCGGCGTCCAGAATGGATTTGACGCTCGTCACCTTGGCCTCGATGTTCATCGGCATCGTGACGAGCGAGATTTCACGGAGATCGACCTTTTTCAGTCGAGTGACGCCCGGCCGCTTCGGGTCTTGCTCGGCAGCGCCAGGGACGAACCGATAGCCGATCGACAGGCCACCGATTGCCTTCTCACGAAGAAGTCCGTGCGCGCGCTTGGCCAGCGGATCGATATCGATCAGCAGGCGACCCTTCACGTAGAGGCCCTTTGCGTCTTCGGCGATGTCATCCCAGACGCCGATCGGCTCGCGCTGATCGTGCTGCCAGAGCATGGGGATCGTGCGGCCATCTTTCTTGGCCTTGGCGACGCTTTCGATGTAGGCGCCCGGCTCGACGAGATCGCCGCCCTGGTCAACATTGCCGAACGTCGAGGCGTAGCCCTCGAATACGCCAGCGTCGCCGACGGCCTTCGTTTCGAGCGAAAAATCGCAGGTCTTCATTTGCCTTCCCCTTTCGGAGGCGTGAGCAGCTTCGGCTCAGTCGTGATCGGGACGTTCTGCATCTGCATGCGCGGCTCGTCGCCGCCCGGCACGGGTGCCAACCCCTCAAGGGCGCGGACCTCGTTGATCGTCATCACGCCGGCGTTGAGCAACGCGGTGTAGAAGGCCGAGCGTGCGGTCGTATCGCCGCGAAGCAAGTCTTCGTAGTTGATCTTGACCGAGAACCGCGACCGCTCGGCCGGCGTCATCAGACGCTTCTCGATCGCCTGTTCGATCCGTTTCAGATCGGAGCGGAGATAGAGCGTATACCATGCCTGCATCGTCGCCGAGACGCCGGTTCCCCACATCGTCTGACCCTCGGCGGCATGGCCGACGATCATCGGCAGCACCCCGATCCAGCGTAGGACCTCCTCGACGTTGAACCGTCGGTTGAGGATCATCTCGGCGTCCTTCATCGAAAGGGACACCTGCTTGAAGTCTACGCCACCTTCCAGAATGCCGGCCCAGGGAGCATTGGGGCCGCTGTTCGCTTCGACAAGCGTCCGCTTCGCATCGGCACGCTGTTCGTTATCCAGCGTCGAGCCATGCGGCGTTACGAAGAAGCCCTTCACCCGTCCGCCACGGGAGAAGTTCTGGCCCACCATCTTCTCTGTCGCGAGCGACAGGCTGAGCGTCTGTCGCGCATAGGCAACCGGCGACATCCCCATATCGCCATCGCCGAAAGCCTTCAGATGAAAAACCTTCGCTTCCGGCAACACCTCCGGCTTACCGCGATCGGTGAACGAATACTCCAGATCGCCTTCGGTATTGCGCCTCGCGATCGTGTCGGAAGGCATCGGGATGAGCGCGCTCAGACCGCCGCTGCTGCGTTCGACCTTCTCGGCGAAACCATTGCCCGCCGTGCACATGCCGAGATACCGCCCCTCCCAAAACTCCATCGGCGTCTGGTCCGCGTTCGGGCTGTCATCCAGCAAGGCTTGCAGGGGATGACCACTGGTCCGGACCTTGCCGGTCGTCGTCTTCTCCATGATGTCGATCGACAGGCTGGCCGTCGTCTGCGACTTAACGCGAACGCCAGCCCAGAAGGCCGACAGGTTCAGTGCGCCCTGGGTGGTAACATCCTCACCAGCCCAAGGCGTCTCTACTCCGGACACCATCGCCGGCAATTCAGGGTCGCTGACCGAAAACAGCCGGCCAGCCCATTTCGGCCAGAAGCGCATGTCAGGCCATCACCGCGTTCTTGAAGAAGTCGCTGAGGTCTCTGCGGATCGCCACTGGGTTCCAACTCATGAGGATGGCAGCGCAGAGCATCGCGACGAACGGATCGATCTTAGCCCGGCCGGCCGCTTCTTTCGTCGCCATGTTGCCGTTCCCCTTGATCTCGACCTTCACGTTGCCGACACACCAGTTCATGAGCGCGGTCCCGGAATGGGAGAGAGTGTCGTCCGACAGCTTACGCTCGAGGCCCCAGAGTGCCGGCGAAAGCGCCGGGCCCTGGCGTAGCCGGCGGATCATCTCGTCAGGAACGCCGCGTGCTGCGAGTTCCTCGATAATGACGCCGACATTGTTCGGGTCGATGCCAATGGCATCCTTCGCAGGCAGCAGACCGGACAGCATCAAACGCTCGACGATGTCGGCCAGCTTCGCGACATCGTCCGGAACGCCGCATACGGTCAGCGATCCCTCCTGCTCGAACCCGGAGAGGATCGGAGCGATCGACTTGCGCCGTTCGAGCACGACGGGGTTGGCATAGGCGTGGCTCCAAACAAGCCAGCGCCGTGTTTCCTTTTCGCGGCCGATGACACAAAGGCCCAGAAGGTCGTCCAGGCCGCCGCCGTCGATGCCGACCGTCGCCACGTCGCAGCGGCGGATCAACTCGCCGAGCGTCAGCGTCCGGTCCGCTCGGCTTTCCCAGAATTCGCCGCCACCCCAGGAATCGTCACCGAGTCCGACGCCGATCTCGATGTTGAGATGCTGCGACGCCCAGATTTGCTCGGCTTCCTTGTTCGCCCGGCCGTTGTTCTCATAATCGTCGGCCAGGCGTTCCGGATCGATCGACCGGCCGATGTTCGGCAGCACGAAGCGCCAGTTGCGCTGGTCGCGCCAGTAGGCCTCGTCCTTCTGCCGGTCCTGCGGAAATTCGTAGAGCACCGGCAGGAGGATCGGGTTCGGCCCGCCCTTTCCGTCGCGGATCGCGCGGGCCTTCTCGATTTCCGTCTTCCAGACGCCCGCTGGTTGCTCGTCGGACTGGGTCGTGATCATCAGGACTTGTCCGCCCTGCATGGTGATGCCGCCGCCCCTGATCTGTTGCATGACGGCCGGCGCCTTGGCCTTCTTTCCCAGTTCGTGCAGTTCGTCGATGATCGTCAGGATCGGGATTTCGCCCGTGACGATCGACGTGTCGAACGACTTCACGTCGAGCTGCGTTCCGGTCTTTCGGCGTGTGATCGTTTTGAGGTGATCCTGAACCTGAAAGATCGCATCGAGGCGGCTGTCCAGACGGATCATGCCTTGCGCCTGGCTGAAGCAGCGTTCCGAGATGTTCTGGCTGGGCGCAACGATCAGCATCTGCCGGTTCGGTGCGTCCTCGAGGTAGAGCGCCGTCAGCCCGAGAGCCGCGACATAGGTGGTTTTCGAGTTCTTCTTCGGGACCATGCAGAGCAGTTCCCAGACGAGCCGGCGTTTGGTCTCCGGATCCTCGCTGGCCAGGAACGCGACGAGGATGTCACGGAACCAGTCGCCACATGCGTCGCGAAGAAGCGGCGTCCCCGGAACGTCGGGAAGGCGAAGCCGATCGAAGAACGCGAGCGCCCGGTCGGCGCGCGCCCTGTTGACCGGCACGTCCGCCATCGGCGTCCGTCCCTGCTGCAACCGCTCCCACCAATCCAGGCAGGCAAACCGCGGCGCGCTTTCAATGCGCCGCATTCTGCGCCGCCTCGCGCTCCAGTTCCGCCATCAGGTCGGCGTCCGCGTCGAGCGCGCGTT